AAGGTATGAAGGCAGCTATGAAACATTGGCTTACTCCAAGAGAAGTAAAGAAACCTTACTTGCGTATGTCTAACATAGGTAGGCCAGAGAGACAGCTATGGTATGATATGAAAACAGATCCTAAAAAAAATACAATAGATGCCTCTACTCAAATTAAATTTTTGTATGGTCACTTACTAGAAGAAGTTGTTTTGTTCTTAGTTAATTTATCAGGACATAAAATAACAGACCAACAAAAAGAAGTTAAGATAAAAGGAATCAAAGGACACATGGATTGTAAGATAGATGGAGAAGTTGTAGATATTAAATCAGCTTCTAACTTTGCCTTTAGAAAATTTAAAGATGGTACACTACCTAACAAAGATTCTTTCGGATACCTTGCGCAATTAGCAGGCTATGAAGAAGCAGAAAAAACTACAGGTGGTGGGTTCTTAGCTATCAATAAAGAATCAGGAGAGTTAAGTTTATTTAAACCTCAAAGTTTAGATAAGCCTAACATCAGGCAAAAAATTGATACACTTAATAAACAGTTAAAAAAGAAAACACCTCCTGCTAGATGTTATGCTCCTATACCTAACGGCTCTTATGGTAACATGCAGTTACCTACAGAATGTAAATGGTGTCCACATAAGTTTGTATGTCATGCAGACGCTAATGAAGGTAAAGGGTTGAGAACTTTTAAATACTCTACAGGTTTTACTTATTTAACTAAAGTTGTACGCTTACCTAAAGTAGAAGAAGTGCATGCCTAAAAGATTTCCACGCAAGGTAAGACCTAAAGAAAAAAATATTCCTAAAGGCTATGATAGTAAATGGGAATATACTTTACATCAAACCTTGCTTAAGTCTTGGAATCATCATACAAATAAAGTACCTTACATTGTAGAACATAAGTATGAACCTGACTTTGTTAAAGATAAAATACTTATTGAAGCAAAGGGTAGGTTCTGGGATCACGCTGAGTACAGTAAGTACATCTGGATTAGGAAGTCTTTACCTGATACAATGGAACTTATATTCTTGTTTCAAAAACCTTATGCCCCTATGCCAGGAGCTAAGAAAAGAAAAGATGGTACTAAAAGAACTCATGCTGAATGGGCAGAAACTAATCAGTTTACTTGGTACTCTGAACAAACTTTACCAGAGGAATTAAAACAATGACAGATGCAGTTAATAATCCAAAGCATTATAATCAAGGAAAGATTGAATGTATTGACTCTATTAAAGCTATGTTAAGTACAGAAGAATACATTGGATATTTACGCGGTAACTCACAGAAATATAGATGGAGATACAGATACAAAAATGGAGTAGAAGATTTAAAGAAAGCAGAATGGTATGAAGCTAGACTCTTAGTAACAATACAAGAAACAGAATTGGAGTATTACAATGGTAAGTAGATTATTATACATGATACCTTTCTTTGGTATGGTAATAGGATCATACTTTATATGGAGTGCAGATATAAGAGCAGCATTAATAATGGCAGGTCTTGCATTAACACAAAGTTTAATATGTTTTTTTTATCTTGTATTTCAGATTACGCTTAATGGAAAAGAAGGAACATTAGAAGTAGAGGTACAATTATGGGATGCTCTTATGCCTGTTATATTTTTAATGTTATCTTCTGTAATATTTTTATTATTAACTTTTCAAATAGCACAGGCATTTAGATTATGAGCAATGAGATAAATATAAAAGCAGTCTTTCTAAAAGAGAGTAGTCTTGAAATACCAGAGAGTCCTGACATTTTTTTTAATCCTTCTAAGGAAGTAGTTACTGAATTAAACTGTACATCTTCTTTTGCTCCTTTTGAAATTAACAATGAAGATAATTATGAAATAACTTTAGCTTTAGAAATTATAGCTAAAGATAAAGCACACAATAAAATTTTATATATATTAAACTTTATTTACGCAGGATTTTTTAGTCTTAACAACTATACAAATCAAGAAGAAATAGATGAAGCATTAGCTGTAGATTGTCCTAACATAATATTTCCTTATGCAAGACAATATGTTTCTACAATTACAGGCTTAACCTCTTTACCTGTTTCTTTAATACAGGATATTAACTTTAAAGAATTATATTACAATGAAATCGGAAAGGAATATAAATGAACAACACTGAACTACCAACAAACTATCAACAGTTTATACATCTAAGTAGATACGCTAGATGGAACGAAGAGAATCAACGCAGAGAAACGTGGGAAGAAACAGTTTCAAGATACTTTGATTTCTTTGGAAAACAAATAGTACAAAATACTAATGTAAATAAAATTGACTATGCTGTAATTAGATCTACATTACAAAAAGCTGTACTATCATTAGATGTTATGCCAAGCATGAGAGCATTAATGTCAGCAGGTACTGCTTTAGAAAAAGATAACGTAGCAGGATTTAACTGTAGCTATGTAGCTGTTGATACACCTAGAGCTTTTGATGAAACACTATACATACTTATGTGTGGTACAGGTGTAGGGTTTAGCGTTGAACGGCAATACATAAATCAATTACCAGATTTACCAGAAGATTTATTTCCTACAGATACTATTATTAAAGTAGCTGATTCTAAAATAGGATGGGCAAAAGCTTACAAAGAACTTATGTCTCTACTATATTCAGGACAAGTTCCTACATGGGATGTCTCAAACATTAGACCTTATGGTGCTAGACTTAAAACTTTTGGAGGCAGAGCAAGTGGCCCAGATCCTCTTGAAGAGTTATTTAATTTTACTATTAATATTTTTAAAGATGCAATGGAGAAACAACAAAGAAAACTTCATTCATTAAACTGTCATGATTTAATGTGCAAGATTGCAGAAGTTGTAGTGGTAGGTGGGGTGAGGCGAAGTGCTTTAATCTCTCTTAGCAACCTCTCAGACAGCCGCATGCGTAATGCTAAGTCAGGTGCTTGGTGGGAAGATAATCAACAAAGAGCATTAGCTAATAACTCTGTAGCCTATACAGAAAAACCAGACGTAGGTACTTTTATGCGTGAATGGTTGTCTTTGTATGAATCTAAAAGCGGTGAGCGCGGTATCTTTAATAGACAAGCAGCAGAGAAACAAGCAGCTAAGAATGGTAGGCGAGAAGAGTATACAGACTTTGGTACTAATCCTTGTAGTGAAATTATTCTACGCAATAAACAGTTCTGTAATCTTACTGAGGTTGTAGTAAGAGCTGATGATACTATGCATACTTTAAAAACTAAGATAGAAGCAGCTACTATACTTGGTACATTCCAGGCTACGCTAACAAACTTTAGATACTTAACAAGTAAATGGAAACACAATACTTCAGAAGAATCATTGCTTGGTGTATCACTTACAGGTATAATGGACAATGTTAATATGATAAACGGCAAGATAGATTTACAAGAATTAAAAGATCTGTCAATATCAGTTAATAAAGTATGGGCTAAGAAACTAGGTATCCCCCAATCCGCAGCGATTACCTGCGTTAAACCTAGCGGAACAGTAAGTCAACTGGTCAATAGTGCTTCTGGTATTCACACTAGACATAGCCCATACTACCTCCGCACCGTCAGAGCAGATAAGAAAGATCCTTTAGCAAAACTAATGGTAGATGCAGGAGTCTATTATGAAGATGATCTTACTAAACCAGAACACACTTATGTTTTTTACTTTCCTATGAAGAGTCCTAAAGGTGCGTTAACTAGAAAAGATATATCAGCTATTGAACATTTAAATATCTGGAAAGAATATCAAGATAAATGGTGTGAGCATAAACCTTCTGTAACAATTTCAGTTAAAGAAGAAGAACAATTAGATGTAGGAGCTTGGGTTTATAAAAATTTAGATGAAACATCTGGTATATCTTTTTTACCTTTCTCAGATCACTCTTATAAACAAGCTCCTTATCAAGAGATAACTTACAATGAATATAGAAAATGGTTAAAGAAAACTACAGACACAGTAGACTGGTCTAAGATAACAGAGTATGAAACAGAAGATAATACTGAAAGTACTAAAGAGCTTGCGTGTACTGCAGGATTTTGTGAGATAATTTAGTGGCAAGAATAAAAAGGGAAGAAGCAAAGCTATTAGCGTATGCAATTTTGTTTAATAAACAAGGACAGTTAATTACTGAACGTACAAGTACAGACATTACAAAATTAAAAAAGCATTTAACTAAAGAAGATTTTAACCTGTTACAGTCCACAATCCGAAGCGCGACCAGAGAATTAGACAGTGTACATAATAAAATAGAAGCGGATTTAAATGGGCGAAAAGCATAATGTTAGACTTTAAAAGTTTAATTGAGCCTATGTCTGTTGATGAATTTAAAACAGAATACAAAGATAAAAAATTCTGTGTTATTAAAGGCAATAGATTTAGAAGATTTATGTACAGTAATATTATTTCTTGGCATAGACTTTCTGATTACATTAATAATGATAGAGCAGTAGCAGGCATACAAGCTATACTACCCAATGGTAAAAAACTTTGTATGGAAAAAAATAATCTTTATCAAGGATCTAAAACTTCATGGGCTAGAAAAGATTACTTTGATAAAAAATATTTACATACTCTTTGGAATAACAATGGATCTATTATATTAACTAAAGCATCTATGCTTACTAAAAATATTTCAGATATAGCACAAGCTATAGAGACTGAATTTAAAGGTGCATGTGATGCTCATTTTTATTGTAGTAGAAACTCTAAAGGAAAATCTTTTCGCCCACATATAGATCATGATGATAATTTTCTTGTACATTGCATTGGCTCAGTACAATGGACAGTCTGTAATAGTTTTGAAAACAATGCAAAAGATGTAGAAACTTTTAAATTAACTGCAGGAGATATGCTTTACATTCCAAAAGGAATAGGCCATTCTGCTATACCCTTATCTAAAAGAATATCTATATCTGTTCCTTTATTAGAAGAAAAAAATATAGTGCCTATAAATAGAAACTTTTATAATTTTTAAATCCAGGTATAAACTCTAAGTGCTTTTGATTTTCCTTTAACTTCTATAGGTTCTAATTCTTTTAAAGGATAGCAAGAATACTTGGCAGTCTCTTCACCTATTAACGTACCTACTCCCGCTATCTTAGTACTTGATTCTAAGCGGGCAGCTACGTTGCAAGGATCACCTATTAAACTAAATGCAAACCTATCAGTTGCTCCGAAGTTACCTGCTATACAGACACCAGAGTTAACACCTACACCTATTGCAATCTCAGGGATACCCTCTGCTTTAAACTTTTTGTTTAGCTCTATGATGTTAGCTTCAATTTCTTTGGCAGCTTGTAAAGCTAGGCTGTGGTGGTCAGGTTGAGGAATAATAGTATTCCAATGGAACATCCCTGCATCTCCAATAAACTTATCAGTACAGCCAAAGAATTTATTAGCTGCTTTTACCTGTACATCAAGTACGTTGTTCATAATGTACGTCACCATCTCAGGCTCTACAGATTCTGACAAGCTTGTAAAACCTCTCAAGTCTGTGAAGATAATACTGCAATCAACTCTGTTACCGTTTACCTTACATAATTCAGGATTGTCTTGTAGCTTCTTAACCATGCGCGGATCAAGGTACTTACCAAACTGTTTTTTGACTTGCTGTCGTAGCTTGTACTGCTCTCTAAATCTAAAGTAGAACGCTGTCGCACCTGTTATGAACTGACATAGCAGTGTCCACGTTACATCAATCAGCAGACCTTTCTTTATAAAATATACACCCGCTACATAAGTTAGTATAGCTATACAAGTGCTTAGAAAAACTCCAAGTGTTATACCTAAAGAATTAATTAAAACCCATACCGCAACTACAGAAGCTAACAGCATAAGTAACTCTGCACCTTGAGCATAGTCAGGTATCTGTGGACTGTCTTGTATTAGAATTGATTCAGCTAGAGCTGCTTGTATCTTGTGAGGTTCTAATAAACCTACAGGTGTAGCCAGTTGCGGCATCACACCGCTTGCTGTAACACCAACGAACACAAACGTATCTTCTACGTTCATCTCTTGTAGTGTAGTTTGTGGTGTATCCACCCAACTAACCCATTTGCGCCCTAAAGAATCTACAGGTACAGGGGGTAGTCCTTGTACTATTATTTCTTCTAGGCCATTGTCGTTTGTTTTAATAATATAGGTACTTGAATTTAATAGAACTTTTAGTACCTCAGTGCCATAAGCAGAAATCCAACCATCAGGTGTTCTCATCAGTAAAGGTAAGCGTCTTACTAAGTTATCTACGTCAGTCTGAGCTACCGCTATGCCTTCGTTAGCATACTCAGATAGTATTGGAATGTTATTGAGGACACCTTGTACTTCATAGCCTCCGATGTCCTCACCCATAATGACAGTGCCAGTAGTCTTAGGATAAAGATTGTTATTAGTTTCAAACAAAGGCAGCACTGAGGGTGCATAGCTTAGAGCTTCTGCAAACTCTACATCACCACCTGATCTATCTGAGTGTGGAAAAGCAATGCCCCATCCTACACCTATGGCCCCTGCTTCAAGCAGTTGTATTTGTATTTCAGCTAGCCGCTGTCTAGGAAACGGATAGCCGCCTTCAGTTTCTACGTCTTCTTCAGTTATGTTGAGGATTGTAAAGTTACCGCTAGGTTCTTGCTCACTAACAAGTGCGTCAAAGGTTTTAAGTTTTAATACTTCTAATAGTTCTACCTGAAAGGTAACAGGAATAAAGAACAACACCAACAATGTAATTAGTTTGTACATAATTAACTGCCTTGTTTAATATTAATGGTAGAGGAACTACCTCCGTTAGTAGTTATCTGATTTACTTTACCTTCTTGTTCTATACGGATACTATAAGAACCTTGCTTAGAAACTTTCATCTCTAACGTATCTTCTATTTGACGTAAGAATTTTAAATGTGTGTCAGTTACAAATGTACTAATCTGCGTATCTCCGTCATAACCCATTGCTGTACCTTTAACTCCATCTGCTGACAGAGCTTTGTCTGCTTTACCTAGCTCGTCAACTTCCTGTATGACATCAAGTAAATCTTCAAGGAAGTTACCTGCAAGGTAATCAATGTCTAGCTCTTGGTATTCTAAATTATCTTCTGACAGATCATCTGCATCAAGCTCGTCAAAGTCTAAGAAGTCTACATCAAGTAAGTTATCAGCAACAGTTCCTGACTCATCTGTTTGTATCTCTTTAGTCTCTGGAGGATTTACAATGAGCATATTGTCAATCATATCTAGTGTTAGGTCTAGTATAACTGAAGGAGTTGGTGCAGTTTCAAAGTTGTATACT